TTCGCAATACTTTTTGACAGCGTGTAAACTTACAACTTGGCTATCGTCAGCAAATGCGGATTTAGTGAGAGAATCCAGTAAGGCTCTGCAATGTTTATCAAGATCACCCTTATTCTTATTGGTGATGTAGGTAGGTGCTGATTGACGAATAAAGCCGTTAGGCAAATAATGAAGCTTCGGGCGTTTAAACCAGAACACCACCTCTATTGAAACTGGTTCTTTGATTATATCGTCCACTATCAACTTTGCCCTAAGATTCACCTGATTTCGCCATGATTTTAGACGTTTACTTGTCTCAACCATTATTCCATTGCCAACGTGTTTTTTGCTTCCCTGTGGAGCTGACTCCATACCTTTAACGTGAATTATATATTCCATAAAAATGAGCTTTATTCCAGAGAATACCCCATTTATTGCTTTGCCGACAGCTTTGAAAGGGAAAGTCACACCATATCAACTGTCAGTGCTATGGGTTTTGCAGAGTTATTATCCGAACATTTGGCCCAGTTATCCCAAGATCGCCCAAGACGCAAAGATGTCCAGAGACAAAGTTATCAAGACTGTTGCTGAACTTGTAGAACTTGGTTTGCTGCAAAAGCAGTACAGGATTGATGAATATGGCCAGAAAACCAACTGCTACAGAGTTACAATTTGGCATCAATGCAAGACATTTCCTGTACCAGACACCAGTATTCATGCGGGGTCGTTGATACATACTACCCCCGTAGTTGAGGACTACCCCCCCAGTACGCCACAGCTACCCCCCCAGTCGTTGAGAACGACCCTAACTAAAACAATATTATCTAAAACAAATATCTATAAAAATAAAAGCTTTGAACCTTTTTGGAAAACTTATCTAGAAATACCAAAAAACATGAGAACAATATCTCTGTCAAAAAAGCTTGCATACAACGAATTTATGAAATTGGATACAAAGACAAGGGACAAACTAAAACAATGCCTTGAGGCCGATTTAAGAGCCAGAACAAAGACACTTAAAGCTGATAAGTTCACACCATTGTTTCCTGATGCCCACCGCTGGATTAAAAATGGCCAATTTGAGCAATATTTATTGACACTGGATAAAAAGCCGATTACATTTAGAAAACCCAAAAACACCCCTTTTTAACACCATGAAAAGCTATAAAAGAAGACCCATTGATCGGGAGATTACTTTTAAAGCACCACATTATGAGTGCTATGCCTGTAATGATTCTGGAATAATCCATAATTCTGATGGTCTAATCAACCAACACTTGCCTGATTATGATATGGACGACTCAGGAAAACGCTTTACTGGACAGGATTTAGCTCTTATTTGCTATTGTGCAGCTGCTAATGGAAAATATGATACTGATGGTCAACTAATCTGCAAAGGATATAGAACTGATGAAGGAATAATTAGAAATTTTGTTGGTGTTGATATTGATATTGATGTTGTCAGAGAAATACATAACATGAGAAAAGAAGGCTGGACTAAAACTACAAAAGTGATGAACAAAGTAATTCACCAAAACAACAAAAATGGTGATAAAAACCTTATCAACTGTTCTCCAGAAATACAAAAAGTTAAAGATCAACTTGCAAACTTTACTATCAAATCATTATGAAAAAAGGCTTTGGAAATGACGATTATAAAGGGACTGAGTATGTTCTTAATGGTAAGTCAAAAACTAAAACTGGATCTGTTCACCCAGAAATCGGAAAATTAAGACTTAAATTTTGCGAGAAAGACATCAAACTTTTTGATAAACATGGCGTAAAACAATTTTTTAGAGATCCTTACAAAGGTGAACTTGAACTTTATCCGATTGAAGCTTTTAACCACATTAAAGGAGGCAAAGATGCCTGTGAGGTTATGTGCTGTGTAAGAGTAGGAAAAGAAACAAGAGCAGTTTTACCTATGACAAAAGAGAGTGTAATGAAACAAATAATTGAAAGTAAACAGCCACTAGGTATTGTTAAGGATAAATCTTTGAATCGTGATGCTGACTAAATGAAAAACAAAGACTTCGACAGCTTCAATAATGATCGCATTAATGCACTAAGAAAAAGGATTGATGAACTTATATTCTTAAAAAATAGCTGGGAAAAACAAAGTAAATCGACAAAAACCAGCGATTGACGCTACATTTAGAATAATAAAAACCATAATTTCATAGTGTCTAACGGCAGAACTAGCAAGAATGAGCATGAGTTTAGAGTCAATAAAGTGGCCAAGCTTTTGTCTGTTGGTACTGTTCGATCAGAAATAAGTCAGTTTGCATCAACTGAGTGGGGTGTTAGTCAAAGGTCTATTGATAGATATATTCAAGAGGCAACTGTGATCTTGAAGCAAGATTTTGATATTGATAGGCGACAATTTACGGCTGAAGTTTTAGCTCAATACGCATCATTAGCAAAAGAGGCTAGGAAATCGGGTCAATTAACAGTGGCTCTAGGTTGTATAAACTCAATGGCAAAGGTCGGTCAGGTGATGTCTTGAGCATACTGAACAGAGAAGGATCTGTATTAGATCACATAGGTAGTAGATATGTTGATGTTGATACTGATGACTTACTGCAGAGGATCAGGGCTGACTTACACCCACCGCAGCAACAGTTCTTTGATAACCAGTATGAGATAGTTGGCCTTTCTGCTGGATATGGTGCTGGTAAGACAAGAGCTTTGTGCAGTATGGCTGTGAAGCTTGCAGCTATGAATATTGGATTTATTGGTGCTGTTATGGAACCAACTGCCCCATTGATTCGTGACATCTGGCAAACAGACTTTGAAATGTTCCTTGAGCAGTATGAAATCCCATATACTTTCAGAGCTAGTCCACTTCCAGAATATACTTTGCACTTTAAGGAAGGTGACAGCAAGCTATTATGCCGCAGCTTCGAGAACTGGTCGAGGATTATAGGTTTAAATTTATCGCACGTCTTAGTTGATGAAATAGACGTTGTTTCACCTACTATTGCTGACAAAGCTTTCCCAAAGATATTGGGACGACTAAGGGCTGGTAATGTCCGCCAGTTTTGTGCAGCCAGTACACCAGAAGGGTTTAGGTGGTTATACAACACCTTTGGTACTGATGAAGCAAAGGAGAGAACTGATAGGCAGCTAATAAAGATGAGGACACAAGATAATCCACATTTGCCTAGTGATTTCATTGAACGTATGCAAGCTAATTACGATCCATCAATGTTGGCTGCTTATCTCAATGGTGAATTTGTCAATTTGACCACAGGGATGGTCTATTCTAGGTTTTCCAGAGAAAAGAATGTCACAGACATTACGCCTGATATTGGCCTTGAACCGCTAAGAATTGGGATCGACTTCAATATCCAGAACACTAATGCGGTAATAGGTATTGTCCAAGATCAAAAATTGTTAATATTTGACGAAGTTTCGGCTGCCTACGATACAGATGCTCTGGCACAAACCATCAAGTCCAGATATCCTATGAACAAGATATACGTTTACCCAGATGCTAGTGGAGGAAACAGGAGTA